TTATAAGCATCTGCTGTTCTACCTCTAATAGTATCCGAATGAACAGTGGTAAAACCACCTCCACCATATTGAAGTTGTATATCAAATTTAACTTGAGAACCTTCAATATCTCCATCATCTTCAACGATTTGAAGCAGAGGAACAGTAACAGTTACTTTTACTGCATCTAAATCAGAATTATTAGTAAGTTGTCTTGTTATTGGAGAACCATTTTCAACTTTTACTTCAACATTAAAACTTGAAGCACTTCCAAAAACTTTAGACATTTTATCTTGAGGATCTGTACCAAAACGAATATCAAGGTCTACATTTTGATGGTTAAAGTCAACATTTTGTGGGTTAGTTGAGTCAGCAGTAGAAGTTAAAATAGGTGTTTCATCTAAATAAATATCTTTTTTTGCAGCATTTTTATATGCAGTAGTACCTTTAGTTCTGCCCTCTTTTGAAGGACTTGAAAACCCTTCTATCTCACCTTCAGAAATAAGATCAAGTATTGTAGCAAACTGTTTACTATGTAGATTATCAGGTGTAATAGTTGGTGGGTCTTGATTACCGCCTTTACCACCACCTCCAGAACCTACTATATGTTTATTATCTTCAATCATGCCTGTACCGCTTCTGTATCTACGTCAGCACTCACCACCACCGATCCAGTCATAATTTCGCCATAAACAATAGGAACTGGAGTACCAGCCCTTCCTGTATTCTGCGTTCCAGCGAAATTAAATGATATTTGTGGATCATCCTCGTTTGTAGGTTGTTCTGTGGGATATAACATATCACTTACACCTGATAAAATCATACTTGCACCTATATAACTTAAACCTGTACCAATAGCTGTTCCCAAAACACTACCAGCTACAACCCCTGCTCCAGTAGCCCCTGCTGCTGATACACCAAGAAAACTTGTTGTGCCAAACAATCCAGCACCTGGAAAAAAGAACGATGCACCTATCAAAACTGCTCCAAACAATATCTTATTAAAAGTATCTCCACCAGCACCACTTATAACAGGAATTATATGAATGTCCTGTTGCCCTATTGGATCGTTTATTTCATTTTCAGTTATTTCATAATTACCAATTTTTACTTGATAATATTTAGGATTCATATATTTTTCAACTTCTGGAAAGTTATTGACTAGAAAACTAACAGCTTGAGGTAAATTATGTACCTGTATTTCAAATTCTTTATGACCGATAAATGTAGCCAACTCTCCATATAGTTTTAATTTACGCAACATAACGCAACCTCTTGCCTGTGCATTTTAGATACCAAGGTGAATATGGTTCTTTACAACTAAGTCTACTAGATAAATGATGTAAGACATCTCCATCTATAAAAATAGCTACATGATTTAAACCAACATCCATTATTGACATAAATAATAAATCTCCATTCTCAAGTTTTTCATTTGGTTCTAATTCTCTAAAACCTGTAGCTTCAGCACATCTCTCAAACATAGGATTTTTTATAAATTCTTCTGGAGTTGTAGGTCTTTGCCAATCTCTAAGTTCAATATTTTTTTCTTCTTTATACCAATCTCTTACTAATGACCAACAATCAGTTACACCCCAGACCCATTCTCTACCAACAATCGGAGCTTTATATCCATTTGGTTCGCAATATCCCCATTGTTCTGTTTTTGGATTAACAATATACCAAGGTAAATTAGAACTTTCGCAACTCACCAAATCTGCTTGACTAGGAGTTGGGGGTGTAATCGGATGACTATGAACAATACCTGTAATCTCTCCTGTATTATCTGCTCTTACATAATCTTCTGGATCAAGAATAAAACATTGATGATTTGTCATAGATAAATTACGACAAGGATAATATCTTTCTTTCCCTTTTATATTTAACAATAAACCACAACATTCTTTAGGATCTTCAACCTTTGCATGACTAAGAGCTTCTTCTTTCCAACTCATTGAATAAACGAACCAATAGAAGGGAATAATTCTTTAGTGCATATCCTTAGAGGAATTTTAACATTTGCCAAATCAAATGAAGCAGCTAACTCAAATTGTACGGCTGCTCTGTTTTCTGTTGATTTTCTATCAATTTTATAAATTTCTTTTGCATATTCTGCTGTAGGGTCTGGTGTTCCATAAGGATTTGTTCCTCCTGTAAAATTAGCAGCATCCAAAAATCTCACTAATGTTCTAATTCTAGTTACAACTGCACCAGTTAAATCATTTCCAGGGGTTACAACATTTACATTTAATAAAATAGCAGTAATTACATTTGTAGCATTACTAATAGTGAGAGTAGGTCTAGGTAATTGACCATTTGAATACTTAAATCCATCAGCTTCTAAAGGGATTGCAATATAAGTATTCCCATTCCAAATAATATTTTGATTATTTATATTGTTAGTTCCATCGTGAAATCTATAGGTTGTAGTTGATCCATGTAAAGCTGCATCTGTTGTCACTTCAAACAATTCAATAACTGAACCAGGATTTATTGATTGGGTTTCAGATATAGGTTTTGCCATTATGGTTCAAACACCTGTTCAAAAGTTGCAGTAATAGTTGCATAAGTAGGATATGGAATTGTTTTTCTCCAAGTTTTGCAAACAAATTTCATAGATGAAAGTTCTTCTGGAGGTAAGTAATCAAAACTAGCTTGGTCATCAACACGATCATATAAAAAAGTTTCTATCGTATCAGCATCAGCCTCAGACAAATTAGTCCATTGTAAATTAAATATTTTGACAGTATTATGCAAACCAAAAGTAAATCTTTGTTGATAGCCATCTCCATACTCAACTGTTCTTATTTTTGGCTTTGACTCTTTTTGAACAGGATAGCTTGGTTGGATCGCTGGAAACGTAGCCATTATCTTAATAAACCTCCTGGCCTTTTTTGTTTTAATAATTCTGATTGTATTGCTGCTGAAATAGCCCTACCAAGGTCTTTACCTTGTTGTTTATTGCCCTCAACAGAAGACCCAGAAGCGTCTACATTTACAACTATATTACCAACTCCTCCACCTTGTGCTATAACTCCAAGTTTTCCATCTCTACCACGTTTCAATGGCATGATAGCTTCTGGATAACCAGCTTCTGCCATTAAACCTACACCTCCATTTGCCATTGGAAAAACAGAGGGTTCTCGTACTACTGTTCCACCATAAGCAAATTTAGAGATCTTGTTGCCAGCATCGTATACGTTACCTTTGGCGTTTACACCTGTGACCTTATTGAAGAATGGAAATGGACTTAATATATTAAGCAATGCTGCTCTTACTGTTATTCTTGTCAAATCAGAAATTATTGATCTTGCAAGATCACTAAAGTTTAATTTTCCTGTAAGAACAAATTTTACTAATGCATCTTCCATACCTTTAAATGCACCAGCTACTGCATCTTGGGTTTGTTTACCAAAATCTTTAATGGTATCAAAATATGCTTTTGCTCCTTTTTGTATATTGTTTAAATTATTATCACTTGTTGTATCTCCACCTTCACCACCGGCAATACCGCTCCCCTCACCTGAAAGTCTGAAAGAACTAAAAGAATTATCTGTATCAAAATTCAACATATTTTCTAATATTTTTATTCTTTGTTCTTTTGTTATTTTAAATAAATTATCTCCTGTAGCTTGCTCAAATAATTTTAAAATATCAAAATCTGTTGTACTAGCAACCTCTTCAAGTGTTTTACCTAATTGTTTTGTTAATTTTTTTTCTAAATTTTTTACACCAAAACCTCCAAAAGCATTTTTTAATGGATTTTTTAAAGTCTCCTCTACAACTTGATCTATAAAATCTTTTGTGATTACAGTTCCTTGAATTTCTTCAACAGCAAGATTTTTTGCATCTATATTTATATTTTGCCTTTCATTTTTTGTTAGAGATAATTGAGCAATTAATTTTCGTTCAATTGCAACGTCATCAACCATCTTTCTAATAGCTTTTACAATATTTCCAAAATCTTTAACTATATCTTCTGAAAGTTTCTGGAATTGCGCTCCTATTGGTCTTAATAATGCACCTAAATCATCATTTAATTCTTCTAATGCTGTCCTTAATCTATCACCAGCAGCTTCTGGCCCTGCTGCTAATATTTCTGCATTTACTCCATAAGTTGAAAAAAGTTTTTCTGCAAACTTCATAAAGTCATCTAAAGTAACTTTTCCTTGTTCAAGTGCTTTATCTAATTCTGCTGGAGTTTTATCCATAGAATCAGCAAACAAAGTGAATGCGCCAGGCAAACGCTCGCCGAGCTGTTGTCTTAATTCTTCTGCCGATACCTTGCCTTTTGAGAACACCTGGCTAGTCGCTCGCATAGCCGCTTTCATGTCTTCTAAGTTTCCACCAGTACCTCTAATACCAGCAGCAATCGCTTTAAATACTTTCTCTGCATCTTCAACGGATTGTCCAGCACCAACAACAGATGCAGTCAATGCAGTAAATTGTCTAGTTATAACACTTTGGGGTATAGCTAACTTTCTAGATGTTTTTAACAAAAAATCTTGAGATTTTGCAAATTTTTGAGTATCTCCAATAACAAGTCCTAATGCTTTTCTTTGTAAGCTTAAAGCCGCAGAAAATTCTGCTATTTCACCTATCTGTTGCCTAACCATACCAACTTGCGCACCAACAGCAGCACCAACAGCACCACCAGCAGGGCCGCCAACTGCTAAACCAATTCCAGCACCAACAGCCCCTTCTGGGCCTCCAAAAATACCACCAGCAGCAACAGCACCAACTCCTTTAGCGATACCTCCAAGTCTCCCCCCAAACCTTGATGAACCAGCCCCAGCTTTCCTCATTTGAGCATCTAGTCTCGCAATATCAGCAGTTAACTGTTTAAATTCAATACTAGTAACATCTGCCATATTGCGCAAACCACTCAAGGCATTTCTTTGCGCTTGCATACCATTGATGCTATTACGCATCCCAGCACCTAGTTTGTTAAATTCATTTTTTACTTGTATTAAAGATTTTTTTGATAAACTCTGAAAATCTCTATTTAAACGTCTAGTCTCGCCCCCAAGTCTTTTAAAAGCTTTATTTACCTCACTATCACCTTTTGACAGAAACTCAATATTTATTCTTGAAGTAGAAGAAGCCATCTATTTCTTTTCCTTGTTAAGTTCTTTCAAAGCGGCAGCTTCCATGATTTGTAGCTCTTCTAAGATTTTACGCCTATCTGTAATATTGTAAAGGTCAAACATACCACCTTGCATTAAAAGAACTTCATATCTTAATCCTACAAACCCACCGAAAGAAGTAGTCCATTGTGTCTGCATATTACAAAAAATCATAACTGCATCCCAATTATC